GGTATGCCTGCTGATCAGGGTGGTATGCCTGCTGGTATGCCGATGACTGGTGGTATGGGTATGCAGATGTCTGGACAGTTTCCTTCTACTGATCCGATGTCGATTGCTCAGTTTATTGCTGGGCTGTTTAAGCAGATGTCTGAGGCTGATCAGAATGCTTTGGAGATGCAGCAGCAGGCTGCGTTTGCTCAGGCTGATCCGCTGATTCGTGCGATTCTTGGCGGCGAGGGTGAGCGTGGCATGATGGGTGCTGGTATGCCTGGTCAGATGCCTGCTGGTCAGGCGTATGGTGAGGGTGGCCAGCCTGGTATGGCATTTGGTGAGGACTGATGGCTTTGATTAAGAAGGCTCATAATCATTGGATTGTTCAGTCGAAGGATGGCACTAAGACGCTTGGTGTTCATTCGACTAAGGCTGAGGCTTTGAAGCAGTTGGCTGCTGTGGAGATTTCGAAGAAGAAGCGTGGCGAGTAGTGTCTGCTAATAGTTCTTCTGGGCTGAGTGATGATGCGTTGTTGAAGCAGGCGTTGAATCGTCTTGCTTCTTCTGAGCGTCATATGGATCCGATTGTGGAGCGGATTCGTCGTGCTCGTCTTGTTGCGCTTGGTCGGTCGAATCCGAATTATAAGAAGTTGCGGGATCCTGATGATCCGACGTATTGGCGTTCTATGATTTTTCCTCCTATTGCTAATGAGCAGTGGGAGTTGTTGAATGCTGAGATGACTGTGGATGATCCTCGGTTTGCGTGGACTCCTCGGGATCCTCGTCATTTGGATAATGCGCGTGTTGCTGAGCAGGCGTTGGATTATTTTAATGATCGTGATCGGTTTGCTCGTAAGTTTCGGTTGGCGATGCGGGCTGTTGCTCGTGATGGTGGCCAGGTTGTTAAGACTGTTTGGTCTGCTGATGATTACCATGATGGTGGTCGGCTGAAGTCGATTCTTTGTCGGATGGAGGATATTTTTCCTGATCCGACTGCGACTGATTTTGATGAGTGTTCGTTTGTGTTTCATCGTACTCGCGCGACGTTGGATGATTTGCGTGGTCGTACGGATGCTGATGGTAATCGTTTTTATTCGAATCTTGATTTGTTGGTAGATTCGGGTGGTGGCGATGATGGTGAGCAGAAGCGTGAGGGTGAGACTACTGAGCAGTTTGAGGCTCGGCGCACGGGTGTGCATACGTTGCATGAGATGTGGACGATGTATGGTCGTGTGACGATTGCGAATAAGTCGGTGATTATTCGGCGTGATGAGTGGGATGATTGTCGTCCGTTGCCGTTTACGATGATTCGTATTATTGATGATGAGGATTGTATTGTCGGTGTTTCGCCGATGACGCTGATTGATGATATTCAGGAGGCGTATTGGAATCTTTTGAATGCGTTGATTGATGCTGTTAATTTGGCTGTTGATCCTCCTATGCTGGTTGATATTGAGGAGGATCCGCGTGCTAAGGAGTATGTGGTGCGTCCTCGCGCTAAGATTCCGGCGCGTAATGGTGAGTCTACTGTTAAGGTTTTGCAGGATGTTGCGAGTCTTGATAAGTATAATGTTGTGAATTTGATGGGTGCGCTTCGTGAGTTGATGGAGCGTATTACTGGTATGAATTCGGCGATTGCTGGTGTTTCGTCGGCGAGTACGGCTACTGAGGCTGCGATTAATGTGCGGCAGGGTAAGGGTCGTTCGTCTGCGATGATGAGTGTTGCTGATGAGTGTTGGGCTCAGCTTGCTCAGAAGCAGTATGCGTTGGTGCAGCAGTTCGCTTCGGAGGATGTTCGCGGGTTGTTGTCGAATGGTGCTAGTGTGGAGTTTGTTCCTGAGCAGCTTGTTGATATGTTTATTACTCCTAAGCCTGCGTCTTCTGAGCGTACGTTAAAGGATTTGGAGCGTCAGGATGCGCAGGCTGCGTGGGATGCTGTGCTTGCTGCGGTTACTGATCCTGCTTCTCAGCTTCCTAAGGTGGATCCGTCGAGTGTTTTGCGCCGGTTGTTGGAGGCGTTTGGTATTGATGCTGATAGTGTGATTGTTGGTCCGTCTGGTGTGCAGCAGCCTGGTGGTATGGGGATGCTTTCTGCTGGTGCTCCGCAGGGTGGTGTTGCTCCGAGTGTTCCTGAGTTGCCTCCTGCTGCTCCTGCGCCTGGTATGGCTGAGGTTCCTCCTGGTATGCAGCCTGGGGCTCCTGATGTTGTTGGTCCACGGCCGGGGGCGTTCCTTGGATGAGGAGTTGGAGCGGAGTCTCAGGGTCGAGCACGCCTACGTTAATGATCTTGTCCATTCGGTTTCGTTCCGATGGTTTCTTGGGAAGTTGGCGGAGCTTCAGGCGCGGGAGGCTCGGCGGGCTTTGAGTCGTGAGTGTGTGTCTCGCGAGTTTGATGCTGGTGTTGTTGATGGTGTTGTGAAAGCTATTAGGTTGATTGAGTTGGAATCTGATCGTATTACTGGGGAGATGCGTAAGTATGGGAACTCGTGATATTAACGATCCTCGTTTTTTTGATGATCGTAATTTGGATAGTATTGGGGAGCCTGCTCGGTTTTCTGATTATGGTCCGGGGCCGAATGAAACTATTGAGTATGCGAAGGCGCAGTCTGCGTTTGTTCGTCAGGGGATGAGTGCTGTTCCACAGGTAGAGCCTGCGTCTTTTTATGAGCAGCCTGTTGCGCAGGGTTCGTCGGGTGATCCGGTTGATAAGATTGCTGATCTTGTTCTTGAGCGAGTGATGCGTAAGTTGCAGGACTTGTAGGACTTGGGGGGAATATATGAGTGATGACAAGTTGGATATTAATGATCCTGGGTTTTTGTCGGACGATAATTTGAATCAGATTGGGGAGCCTGATGAGAATGATTGGTTCACTGGTGGAGTTGCCGATTCGGGTGGTGGTGAATCAGCCGACGCCGTTGTTGACGGAGATGTTGGCGGTGGAGCGGGAGAGTCTGCTGATGGAGTCGGGGGTGTTGACGATTCGGGGCAGGACGAGAGATCGGTCGAAGATTCCGGGGTTGATGATTCCGAGTCAGACCCAGCTCCCCAGTTGAAGGATTTGTCTACGGCTAAGAAGTCGTATGCTGATCTTCGTGCTTGGGCTAATTTAACTAAGCAGGAGTTGGATCAGGTTAAGTCTGAGTTGGAGTCGTTGCGTAATTCGCAGTTGGCTTCTGATGATGATTTTTATGATGAGGATCAGTTCCAGTATTTAGCTGAGAATGCGCATCCTGCTGAGGCTTTTCAGTATGCGTTGGAGAATAATAGTCCTCAGGATGCTTTGCAGGCTATTGCTCGTGTTCAGGCTGATGCTGCTGATATCGCTGCGCAGGTTGCTATTGCTCGGCAGGAGGGTGATGAACAGACTGCTGCGAATTTGTCTGCTGCTGCGGCTAATGCGTCTGCGCTTGCTGAGCATCTTCGTAATCAGTTGTTTTTGGCGCAGCAGGAGCAGCAGCTTGCTCCTACTCGTCAGCGTGAGATGATGAATGATATGGCGGCTGCGTCTGCTCGGGTGCGGGCTAAGCATCCTGATGCTGTTCAGTTGGCTGATTCTATTGGTCGTATTGTGAATGATTTCCCTCAGATCCTTGGTGATGGTTCGCCTATGGCTATTGAGGCTGGTATGGAGAGGGCGTTGTTTATGGCTCGTGGTCAGGCTTCGGCTCAGCAGGGTGTGAATATTGATGAGTTGGTTGCGCAGAAGGTCGCTGAGGCTCTTGGTGAGTCTCGTAAGGTGAAGCGGTCTTCGGCGAGTGCTGCTATGGGTGAGGATTCCGGTCGGGCTTCTTCTGCTAATCAGAAGCGTTCTTCTGAAGAGGATCTTGTTCGTGAGGCGATGGGTCTTGGGGATAAGGGTGGCGCGATTGGTTTTAAGGGTTTCTGGAATTTGAATAATTCTTGACCCTTTGTGGGTATAATTGTGTTGAGTTAGTTTTTGGTGGACCCGCAAGGCAATCCGCTTTGTTAGTTTTGTACCGGGCTTAGTCCTGAAGCAGACCCCTTTTGGGCAATCTGGGTAGCGCATCTTGTGTGCGTATTTTGTTTTGTCTATTTTTGATTGGAGTCTGTAATGGCGGATCGTACCCCTACAGTGGCTTCTGGTGCTCGCACCACGGTTGCTGGTATTGTTTCTACTCGCTTGAAGGTCGATATGGGCGACCTGTTTAAGTGGGAATCACAGGGCGCTGCTCTGTACACTTCGGTTGCTCTTCTTGGTAAAGAACGTGCTATCGCTAAGACTGTTAGCTGGCACACTTCCGAGCTTCGACCGAAGTTCGCGCGTATCAACGCTGGTATTACGAACGGTCTTACTGACCTTACGTTCACGGTTGATAGCCCGATGGGTAACTATGTTAAGCCTGGTTTCCTTATTCAGTTCACGCGAACTGGTGAAACTTGTCTGACTACTACTGGCGGTTCGGCTACGACTATTGTTGTGACTGCGCGCTCGTGGGGCCCGGTGGCTGCTGCTACGATTGTTGATAACGACGAAATTCTGATTATTGGTCCGGCTTATGCTGAGTCTGCTTCGCTGCAGTCTGCTATTAGCGTGACTGAAACTCAGTACTCGAACTATCTGCATACCATGCGACACAACTGGAATGTTGGTGGTCTGCTGATGGAGCTGTCTAAAAATGGCGGCACGTATAACGGTGATGAGGCTGCGCTGCAGCGCAAGGATATTCTGGCTACGCATAAGCGTGACATTAACCTTGCGATGCTGTTCTCGGAGGGTGCTACCAGTGGTGGCACAGCTACGATGGCTGGTCTGATTCCGTTCGTTAATACGAACGCTCCGGGCAATGTTAATACTGCGACTGTGCTGACTGAACCTGTTTTTGAGGCTGGTAATAAGCAGTGGTTCCGTGGTGGCGAGTCTAGCCAGCGTGTTCTGGTTTGTAGCCGCAACTTCCATGCTATTGCTTCTGGCTTTCCGAAGGCTCAGATTCGCACTTCAACGGGTGACACTAAGTACGGACTGCGCATGGAGGATTATATTTCTGCGCATGGTGATGTGAAGCTTGTTCGCGAAATTGCTCTTGAGGGTGATGAGTACGATAAGTATGCTGTCGGCTTCGATCCTACGATGGTTAAGATGAAGTATGCTCGTGATACTCGTCTGATCAAAGATCGTCAGGGTGTATCCGAGGACGGGTATGAAGAGGAAGTGCTTACAGACTTCAGCGCGGTGTGGGGCCACGCGGAGACTTGCTACCTCTGGACTGATGTAGCCGCTTAATAGAATGCCGCCCCCCTGCTCCCCAGGTCGGGGGGGCGGCAGTTTACCTGGGAGGAATAAGTTATGGCAAAGGCAGTTTCTAAGCCGAAGAGTAATATCCTTGATAAGGCCACTGAGCAGGTTAAGGGTAAGTTTGTTTTTGTGAAGTCTCGTCGTGGTGGGACTATGCCGTTGGAGTGGCCTCGTGTTGATCCGAAGTATGATCGGCGTGCGATTGATTTCGAGGTTAAGGATCGTGACGGTAATGTGATTGAGCGTGTGGAGTACCGCAAGCTTGAGTTTGGTCACGAGGGTCTTGCTAAGTTGAATCTTGCTGATCCTGATGATTTCGAGTTTTTTGAAATGGTGAAAGACTGGTACGAGAATAGCAATGATAAGCGTATTGCTAAGTACCAGGTTGAGATTATTGAGAATGGTAATGTTGAGCCTCCGCCGTTCCCTCGTTATGAGAATATGAAGGCTAGTGTTGTTGCTGATATGATTGCTAACTTTATGGGCGAGGATGCTGCTGAGAATGAGCAGTTCTTGTTGAAGTGTGCTCGTTACGAGTTGCAGATGAAAGAACCGCGTGCTTCTGTACTGGATGCTATTGAGTATCTTGGTGTGGATGCTGGTGATGAGTCTGGTGATGGAGAGGTTATTGAGGCATGAGTTTCAATACCTTCAGGATGGATCCGTATGAGAAGTGGAGGCGTGAGGAGCTTGAAGCTAGAGAGTTCCGTAACGCTGAATACTTAGCTCGTAAGGATCGTGAGACTCTTAATGATGATCATACTCCTGAGGTGATTCAGCCTGGTGATCTTGATCATGTGTCTCAAATGACTTTTGATTTTTCTCAGGGCTGGGAGGATCGTGCGTATGCTCGTCTTCGCCGTTTTCGGGAGTCTGGTTATTTGAAGCCGCGTCAGATTATTGATCATGGTGATCATTTGGAGCCGGTGTACGAGTCTGAGATTGATTTGGAACCGTTCCAGAATGCGGATGCTTGTGTTCGTTGTCGGAACTTTCAACCTGATAATGATATGGAGCGTTCTCAGCTTCATCGTAGGCTTTCTGATCAGACTGGGTATGTTATACCTGAAGGATTAACTATTCGTGACTGCTGCTGTTATTGTGGTGGCCGTCTTGATACACAAAAAGTTGCTTAAAGAGAGGGTACTATGGCAGTTCGTGATAATGCGTCGGCTACAGAACTGGGCCGGTTTCTAAGTCTTGTTGATACGGTTGATGCGAGTGTTTCGAAGCTGGACGCTTCGAAGCCTATTGTTCGTTCTTACCGAGAACTGTTCGCTGAGCAGCTTCCGTTTGATCATGTTTCTGAGATTGAACTTAACTCGCTAGTGATTGCTGAAGGTGGCGCTGCTGCTAAGGCGTTTGGTCAGAAGATCGCTACGTTCCCACTGGGCTTGATTCGTCCTATGGGCGCTGAGATTGCTTTCACTATTAAGACTGCTGCTACGACTGCTACTGCTGGTGAGATTGGTCTTGGTACTGTGATTGGTAGTGGTGCTAACGCTACGCTTGGTGCTGTTGGTGCTACTTCTGAGAACATTATGGAAGGTACGACACTGGCGAATATCACTTCGACAACTACTTCATACTTCCGGTATAACGATCCGATTATTGCTGGTACGCATGCTGCTACTGCTGGTAGCGGTGCGATCATTAACGGTTCCGCAACGGCTGCTCCTATTTATCTGAATATTTGTTCTACTTGGGGCGCTGCGGAAAATCTTACGCTTTCTGATGTGCGTATTCGTATTCACTGGAAGTACATCGGTAAGGGTGCCTGATGCCTGATCGTTTTGGTCTTCTTGATCCTGTTACTAACCTGAACGCGGTTGTTGCGACTGGTGCTGGTGCTGCGATTGATGCTCGTCGTAGTACTGGTAGTACTTGGCAGATTGTTGCTACTGGTGTAACTACTGGTGGCACGGTTAAGGTGCAGGGCAGTGTTGATAACCTTAGTTGGTATGACATTAATACTGTTGCTGTGAGTGCTACTGGTAATCAGAAGTCGCTTGTTGACGAACCACACCCATATTTGCGTGCGAATGTTAGTGCTCGTACTGATGGTACGTACACTGTTAAGTGCGCTTTGTGGGAAGGTCCGAGGTAAGATGTGGCAGATTCGTTTGTTCAAATACCGAAGGACGATGGTTCCGACGATGTAAAGGTTCGCCTTACCGATAATGGTGATGGCACTTTTAGTGTCGCTACGTCGGGTGGCGGTGGCGGAGCAGCAAGCTCCGTCACCGTCACCAATAGTTCTGGTGCGAGTGCTGTTAATATCCAGGACGGTGGTAATAGTATTACCGTTGATGGTATTGATTTCGATATTCGGAATCTTACGGCGTTGACTGATACTGTTGATCTTGGTGTTCAGCAGGATATTTTTGGTCACATTGAGGTTGTGCAACCGTATAATCAGGTTGAGATGCGGTTTGATGCGGCTGATTATGCGTCGTATATTAATCAGGCTACGGTTACTACGGGTACGATTACGCAGTCTGGGGGCTTGGTTTCTCTTGCTACTGGTACGTCTACGACTGGTAGTGCTATAGTTTCGTCGATTGATTCGATTGAGTACCGTCCTGGTATTGGTATTTTTGCTGCTGGTACGGCTGTGTTCACTACGGGTGTAGCGGGTAGTGTGCAGCGTGTTGGTTTCTCTAGTGATACGAGTTTTACGAATAGTGTGACGTTTGGTTATGAGGGAACGTCTTTTGGTATTCGTTATTCGCGTGGCGGTTCGCAGATCGCGTTTGTTCCACAATCATCTTGGACTGATCCGTGTGATGGTATAGCAGCGAATACGCTATTTACTCGTGGTGGTGTTAAAGAAGCGTTGAATCCTACTAAAGGTAATCTTTATCGGATTCTTGCTGGGCTGTTTGGGTTCGCTGGGTTTATTTGTCAGGTGTGGTCGCCTGATAATGGTTGGATTACGGTGTATACGTATCAGCATATTAATGCTAATACGGATCCTGTTTTTACAAGTAACTCGTTAAAGGTTGTGCTTGCGTCTACTAAGACCAGTGGTGCTACGAGTTTGACGATGAATTCTCAGTGTTGGGCTGGTGGTACTGGTAGTGCGCTTGAGCGTATCGGTGCGACGCTTACTGATCGTAAGTTGGCGCAGATTGTTCGTAGTGTTCTTGCGGCTAAGAAGCCGGGTGGTAATTATACGAATATTGATGCTACTGCTGGTGGTAATCTAAAGGTTAGTATTGAGGAGTCTGATCCTACGGCTACTCTTAAAGTTGTTGGTGATGTTGCTTCTGATGCGGTTGATTCTGGTGATCCCGTTAAGGTTGGTGCTAAGGCTACTACGCAGCTTCATGCTATTACGACAGTTGCTGATGCTGATCGTACGAATATTCATGCTGGGGTTGATGGGGTTCAGATTGTACGCGAGCATTCTAATCTTGAAAGTATGGCATCTGGAACGATGTCGAATACTGATGGTGCGAGCACAGCGATGACTGGGTTTGGTGCTGCTGGTGCTGGTGTTAAGTGGTATATCACTGATGTAATTATGAGTAATAGTAGTGCGACGAATGTTACGGTTGATCTTCGTGACGGGACGGCTGGTAGTGTGAAAGCTACGTTCCCGGTGCCTGCTGGTGGCGGTGTGGTTCATCGTTTTGCGGTGCCGATTGGTTTTAGTGCGAATACGGCTGTTGCTGTGGATGCGCTTACGCCGGTTACGACACTTAATGTTACGTTGTGCGGGTTTAAGTCTAAAGTCTAGTAAGGGGTTTTAGTGTGGCTGATTTTGTTTTTAATGTTGGCTTGGGTCGTGTAGTTGAGTATTGCAATAGGATTAATACTAATGATCCTACTAACTCGGCGCTGGTACTTGTTGTTATTGACGCAAACGGAGCGTCAGATGCGACAATGAAAGACTTCGCTACGCTCGCTGATCTTCTCGCGGCGCTTCCTAATGAAGTTACGAATACGGGTTATTCTCGTAAAGTGCTTCCTGATGGTGCGAACACTATTACGATTACGAACGCTTCGGATAAGGTGGAAGTTGATTTTGCTGATCAGACGTGGACGGCGGTGGGTGCTGGTACAGCATGGACGGATCTTGTGATTTGTTACGATGCTGATACTACGACTGGTACTGATACGAATATCATTCCGCTTACGTCACACGATTTTGCGGTGACGCCAAATGGCGGTGATATCACATTCCAGGTCAACGCAAGCGGCTTCTTCCGAGCTACCTGATTATGGCTATTACGACGCTTGATGGTGTACTTGCGGGCATGCAGCCTACGTCACACTTCCTCAAAGTTGGTGTGGCGATGGAAGGCGCTGGCATTATGCATTCGCACGCCTATTCGACGGGTTCGCCCGGTGCGATTGCTACGCCTGCGCCCGGTATTGCTGGCGCAGCGCTCACCACATTGAGTGGGTCACTACCATGGACTAACCCAGTTAGCGGCAATAGCTATCTAGCGCGATTAACAGCGAACGCGAACGCGGCCGGTACGCTGATATTGGTTGACAGGTTGTGGCATAACAGCGGAATCACGGTGACGACAACGACCGCGCAGACCGTAAACAGTGCGACGTTTCCAGCGCGCGATCGCAACGGTACGACAAACGGCGATGACATCCTGATCGGCATCGAGGTGTCAAACGCTACTGGTAACGGTGCGAACATCACCAACACCACGATGTCGTACACCAACAGTGCTGGCACGGCTGGTAAGACTGCAACGATGGCATCATTCCCGCAGACGGCTAATGCTGGCACGTTCGTGCCGTTCCAGCTTGCGGCTGGTGACGTCGGTGTGCGTTCGATTCAGAGCCTTACGCTGGGCACATCTTATTCGAGCGGTACCATTCACCTTGTCGCCTACCGCGTTCTATCACGCGTAGATGTAGCAGTCGCAAACATTGGCAACGCAGTGGACGCGCTGACAGGTGGCTTTCCGCGGTTGTATGACAACACTGTGCCGATGCTGCTCTGGCTTCCATCGGCGACTACTGCTGTCACTATTCTCGGCGAGTTCATCGTCACGCAGGGGTAGCCGATGGCTATCAACGGTCAAGGCGATACGCTGAGGTCAAGCTGGCTGCAGCTTGCCCGAGGGTACGGCCAATCAGAAGGCAATACACGTCTGCTGTATCGGCCGATAACGACCGCAAATATATCTGCAGATTCTGCAGGCATGTGGAAGCAATTTGTTTTTGGTACTGCTACTACCGTTGCTGCAGGTATTAGTGCTGAGGCTAATACGAGTCTTGCTGGTACTGCGCTTCGTGGTGCGGTGCTTGTTAGTGGTGGTATTACTGTTGAGTCTGATGCGGCTCTTGCTGCTACAACGCTGTTCTCGTTTAAGCAGCTTGGTGGTATAACAGTTGAGACTGATACGGCGCTTGCTGGTACTATTTATAGTACGCATATTGAGCCTGGTTTTGTTGCTAACGAAACCGATTCGTCGCTTGCTGCTACTCCTGTTCTTACTAATAGTGTTACTGGTGGTATAAGCACTTCTGTTGAATCGGCTCTTGCTGGTACGCTTATTACAGGATCAACTTTCCATGCTGGTATCAGCACGGAAACGGATTCTGCACTAACTGGGTCTGTGCTTCTTAGTGGCCGGTTTGTTGTTGGTGGTATAACAACAGAATCTGATGCGTCGCTTACTGGTACTGTTGTTGTTTCAGGAAGTTTTGTTGGCGGTATTAGTAGCGAAACAGATGAGGCACTTACTGGTAGTGCAATAACACAAACATACGTGAAACCATTACTTTTGTTGGGCGTTGGGTAGATTATTAGAAGAGGTAAATTATGAGTGTTAATCCTGGAAATCCAATCGCTGTAAGCACCGCAGGGTCACACAAAACGTGTGATGTTATGTTCGGTGGTAGCGTAGTCGCTCAGGCTGTTGTATCAGAGGGCGCGAAGGGTTCAACGGTTGCGTTTGTTGATGGTAGTGTCACGGCGCGTTATGGGCCTGGTGAGTACGAGTTCAAGTTTTATGGTGGGTCGAGTCCATTGAGTCGGATGTCTGCTCGGGTGAATGATTATGATGATCATGCTGAGCAGGGTGTGGCGCTTCCTGAGCCGATTGGTTCGCATGGTTGGCTTGTTGTGCATGATGAACCGCAGCAGCCGGTTGTGAATCTTGATGTGGATGCTTCACATAATTTTGTGCATGTAGCGATGATTATTGTGTTGGCTAATCTTATTGCTGATGTGGTGCTGCGTTATGTCTAATGCTGCTGCGATTATTGATCGCGTGTGTGCGATGGCTAAGTTGAATACTACGGCTGGTAGTACGGATCGCGCGTTAGTGTTGTCGTTCTTGAATGAGGCGATGGCACGAGTATGTAGTGCGGTTGATATTCGTGTGCTTGCTGATACGACTGTTTCGCTTACGCAGGGACAGGCGGTGTATACGCTGAATAGTAGTCCGTTCCCGACGGATATGATTATGCTACTTGATGTGGTGTTGACTGATAATAGTGTCACTAATCAGCCGATTCGTCAGGTGAGTATGACTCGTATGCGTGAGCTTCGTGGTGGTGCTACTACGAACGAGTCGCCGTATGTTTATGCTGTTGACTACCCGCAGTTTGTTCTGTTTCCGAATCCTGATACGAATGCTTCTTTAAGTATTAGTTATAGTAAGGATCCTGCTGCGCTTACTGATGCTGGTACGAGTATTACGTTGTTTCCTGAGGCGTTCCAGTGGGGGTGCTTGTACGAGTTCGCGCTTGCTAAGGCTTTTGAGTTTAAGAAGCAGCCCGAGTCTGGTGAGCATATGAATGCGTTCTTGTTGGATCGGGTTGCTGGGTTGCCTGCGTTGAAGCGTTGGAAGGCGCTTAGTGGTGGCCGTAATTTGCCTGTTGACGAGTCGGGTAAGTGGAAGTATCGGACTACTACCAGTCAGGACTTCGGATTTTGAGTAACCAGATCTCTTATAGTAATGGGAAGTTCACTCTTGTATTAGACGAAGTTTTGTCTAATTGTCCGTACCCTAAATATAATCGTAAAAGTTCTGATGCTGATCTTGTCATAGGAACTATTCACCACGACGAGTTTGTTTCTAATCGTGGTCGTGTTGTTAAAGCCACGTCTGGTGCTGCTCAGGCTACTGGCGCTACGAATGGATTTGCTTCGTATCTTGGGCGCCCTAAAAGTGGTTTGAGTTATTCTACGTATTATGCGCTTGGGTCGGTGAATCAAACTAAGTATTATCGTGATTCTGATGGTGCTTGGGTTAATACGAATTATTCAGCATCAACTATGCTGTCAGCTAATCCGTATTTAACTGCCTCTACAATGGTTAGTGACATTCTTGTTGCTGGTATGGGATCGCTTAATGTTGGTGCTGCGCCCCAGGTTGATCCTGATCGTATGATTCTTTTTGGTGGCACGTCGCATACCACTATTACTACGGGCACTGCTACGTTTACTACTGGATCAAAAACCGTTTCACTATCTAGCGCATTGTCTGCTGGTGATCAGACGGCTATTGTTGGGTCTTTTATTGTTAATACGCAGGATACTAATCAGTGTGCGTATCGTGTTACTTCCGTAGCGTCTTCCACAAGTATCACCATTGACCGTAATTATGGTGGCAGTCGCAGCGCTGCTGCGTCTACTTACATTATTAGCCCAGCGTATAGTTTTACTGTTGACTCTACTGTTGACGCTTCTAGTGGTAATTATCTTGTTGGCCGTTCGTGTGTAAGCGCATGGGGCCGTTTGGTAGTTATGAATACTACGTCTAATGTGTCTTCTGCGTCGAAGGATTTTGTTCGTAATCGTATTCGTTGGAGTGGAGCGATTGGTTCAGTAGTAGAAGGAGCCGCTCCATTTATTGGAATGTATGCTTGGGATGCGAATGGGTACTTGGATCTTCCCGCTCAGGGTGGTGCTGGTGTTCAACTTATTAAGCATGGCAATGCTGTTGTCGCTATGCAACAGTTTGGTATGACTGTTATTTATGGTTCTCCAACATTTAATGACATTGGATCATTGGATGTATCAACATACTTCGATAATTTGCGTCCATTGAAGGGTGTTAGTACACCATACGGATTGTTCTTTTTGGATCGCTTTAATGGTCTTATGGTGTGGAATGGTGGAACACCGAGGGTTGCCACTAATTTTGATTCTGTTAATTATGTGTTTAACGACATCGTTAATCAGGCTTCTGGTACTGTAGAAATTGAATACTATAATGATTATTTGATTATTTCTTCGTCTAAGAATTCTGCATCAAAAGCATTCTTATATCACATTCCTACTGCTAAATGGTCGTGGATGATTTTTGGTGATGGTAATGGATACTCATGGGTTCAAAAGGGAAGAACTTTTGGGTCGCTAACAGAAAAAGTTGACCACCCAATTGTTGCTATTAGCAGTGGTTCTTATACTGATCTTGTTATTCTAAGTAATGTTATTGATAAGAATGCAACAGAAGACTTATCCACGGTAGATTTTTCTGACTGGGATAACACGTCAACTAATTTTTTGCTAACAACAACTAAGCAATTTGGCGACCCAAGCGTTCGCTTGCGTCCAGAACGCTTAAATATTACGTATAAAACGTCGGTAAATAATTACACGACAATTACAATGCCAAGTAATGAGACCATTACGCTTCCTACAACTTCTGGAACTTGGCAAACAAGAGTGTTCGAACTTCAGCAAGCCGCAGCAAGAAACGAAGTTTATTTAAGTATCGTTGGCGCTAATTGTGTAATAGCTTCCATTGTTATTGAAGGAACTATTGAAGGAGAAGTTTCTTCAGTATGAATCCTTCTGACAACAATTTTGAGGATCGTGTTCTTTCCATCATGGATAGTCGGCTAAAGCCAAGCCGACATGAGAATGATGATCATCTTGATAAGGCGTTGCTTGTTCAAAAGTTGAAGCCGGGTAGTGCTGGTCAGGTTATTGGTTCATCGGATGGGAAGAACGCTATTTGGTCTTCGCTCGCTGGCCTTGGATTATTAACTAATACTGCGCTTACTGGTGTGCCGACGGCTCCGACGGCTGCGGCGGGTACGAATACTACGCAGGTTGCTACGACTGCTTATGGGATGTTGATGGCTGCGGAGTCTGTGGCTGCGATGTATCCTGGGCAGGAGGGTGTTGTTACTACTAATAGTACGCCGTGGATTAATAAGACGGATGGTACGGATACTGGTAGTGGTATTCCTGGCGAGTATGCGATGACTGCTGGTGGTGCGGCGTTGCAGGTTGTGGTTGCTGCTGGTCGCGTGTTAGCGAAAACTACGACGGGTGAAGTGGCTTATGCTCGTACTACTGCTTCAACTACGATTACTGTTACTACTGCTAATGCTACTAATCCGCGTATTGATCGTGTGGTTGTTGATAGTAGTGGTGTAGTTAGTGTGGTTGCTGGTACTCCGACGGTTGGTGCTACGCTTACGAATGAGACTGGTATCGCTGCTGAACCGTCGAATAGTATTACTGTTGGTGCGATTCTTGTTCCGGCTTTGTTCGCTAGTACGTTTACTCCTGCTACGCATTTTAAGGATAAGCGTAAGATTTGTGTGAGTCCTGGCGCGGTGGTTGCTGTTGCGTATCGTAGTACGTTCTTAAATATTGTTACGGCTAATACTGATGAGAAGATCACTAATGCAGATATTGTGAATCTTATTAGTCCGTGTACGGGTGTTATTTTGAATGGTGCTTGTACTCGTCAGCGTATGGGAACTGCGGCTGCTGCTACTGATAACTGTCGTCTTGGTATCTGGGAAGGTACTGCTATTGCTGGTGGTACGAAGTTGATGGAACATTTTTCTACGAGTGGTGTTGCGTCTTCGTATGTTGGTGGTCACGCACCGAAGTATCATTATGCTCCGTGGGATGGTACGAAAAGTTTTTTTCTTGCGCATCTAATTAGCGAAGTGACTGGTACTCGCGCTACTGAGGCTCCTATTTATTTGGAAGCAATTGCTAGATAGTGCGCTTATTTGTAGGGGTTTTACGGGTACATATAGTGGGGGGATTGTATGAGAACATCTTTTGGAGGGGGCGGTGGTAGTGCCGCTCCTAAAAGTAGGCAGAAACCGAAGAAGTCTAGTGGTGACAAGATCGGTACTGTGCTTGCTGATTTAATTAAGAATGTGGGTACGACGGTTCAGAAGTCGGCTAATGAAGCGACTGCTAAGCAGATGCCTAAAGTTGCTAAGCAGCGTGGGTTTCATGTTGTTGGTAATCAAGCATATTTTTCTAATGCTTCCGGCCAAGTGCAGCCTGTTCTGGGTAAGAAATTGTCTGAGCTTCTGGCTGCTGCTAATCCTTCTGGTGGTAAGTATGGGGCGCGTGTTTATCGTAACAATGTGCGTCTTGGTGGGGCTGATGTTCTTGCGTCTTTGCAGTCTGCAATCGACCAGATCAATCATGGTAATAAGGCTTTTAAAGCGCAGCAGGATAAGCTTGTTGTTCGTACTGGCCCAAATAATCGTCCTGTGATGCCGATGGTGTGGGGTATGCAGCCTGGTGGTGTGCAGGGGCTTGGGCCTGTTGTTAATACGCCTGAGTATGATGCGTATAAGCCTGGTGAGATTGTTTACAAGTCTGGTGGTTTTTAGGATGGCTGTTGCTCCTAAATATTTTTCCGGTAGCCCACTTGTTAATTATGGTGGTGCTACGAATCGTATGGTTCAGAATAAGTCTGCTGCTGCTATGCGTGGTGGTGCGGCTGGTAGTACTACTAAACCGCGTCCTTCTCGCGCTCAGATACATACGATGTATACGAAGCAAATGACAAGAACTGCTCCTCCGCAGAAAACTGTGTCTACGTATAAGCCTGGGATTCTGAATCCGAATGCTACTAAGCAGACTCCTAAGCCTACGACTGCTCCTGGTATTGGCAAGGAATGGCGTTGGGTTAAGGGGCGTGGTTGGGTTCCTGCGTGGATTGGTAGTGTGGATCCTCGTAATGCTGCTTATTGGTCTGCGTATCAGCAGGGTGCTGCTCAGTACGAATCTCAGAAGGCTGCTAATGCTCGTGATTATGCGCGTGGGTTGGCTGCTCAGCGCGAGTCTGCGTTGAGTGATTTGTATTCTCAGAATGCTGCGCTTGCTTCGCGTGGTCTTGCTAGTAGTGGTGGTGTTGGTCAGGCGTATGATCGTCTTGGTCGTGCGAATGCTGCTGCGCTTGATCAGCTTAGTGCGCAGTATGGTGATGTAGCTGCGCAGAATCTTGCGAATACATGGGCTATGCAGCAGCTTGATTTGATGAATCAAGCGGCGCGTGATTATGCGGCTGCTCATCCTGGTAGTAAGTATTTGGCTCAGTATTTGAAGTAGAGGTCGGTTTATGGCTAAGAAGAAGAATCAGAAATTAGATCCGCTGTATAATCGTCCTCCTGTTGTTGGAGTGCCTGGTGGTGGTAAGCCGTTTCCGCGTCCTGGTCGTCCTGGTGCTAAGCCTAAGCCTGCTAATCCTGTAGTTTCGAAGCCTATTGCGCCTAAGCCAATTGTGCCGAAGCCTATTGCTCCTACTCCGGTTGCGCCGAAGCCTGTTGCGCCGAAGCCTCCTGTGAAGCAGCAGCAGCCTCCTAAGCCTTCGACTGCTCCGAAGAGTGGGTTTCGTTGGCATTTTAAGAATGGTAAGTGGCAGCAGGTTAAAAAGCTGGATTATATTAGTAATGAGATTGAGAATCAGATTGCTCAAGCTCAGCGTGTTAGTGATTATCAGCAGAAGTTCGCTAAGAGTGTTTATGATCAGATGGCGTCTGATGCTCAGCGTCTTGCTGCTGCGTACCAACCGACTCAGTTTACTGGACCAGAGGCGTTGTCTGGTAATCGGTGGGCTGATTTGTATGCGCGTACTGGAGGCGCTGCGGCTGCTGCTCAGAATCTTGCTACTCTTCAAAGTGTTGGCGCATCGCGTGCGAATCTTGGCCGGCAACAATTGGAGTATGCTCGGTACTTGCGTAGCCAGAAGCCTTATTTGCAGCAGCAATACCAGTCAGAGTTGGATAAGCAGCGTCTTTCACAATTACAGGCTGATATAGCTGCGCAGTATAAGCAGGGCCAGTTGAATCTTGGTTACGATAAGCTGGCTTCGCAGGAGCGTGTTGCTGCAGCAAAGATTACTACTGCTAATCAGCGTGCGCAGGCTAGTGCTACTGCTCGGTTTACTTCTGACCAGCAGAAGCAGCTTGCTAGTCTTCGTAAGGAACTATTTAAAACAACTGTTTTTAAGAAGCCTGATGGTACGCCTGATACGCGATGGGTTGCTCCTCGCCAACCGTTCCGTACGTCTATGGAGCGTATCATGGAACTGGGGTATCGTCCGGTTGATGCTGCTCGTATCGCTGCGCAATGGGCGTCTGCTTCTGACAAGCAAGCAGGAAAACCTATTACGTTCAAGCCTAACGCTGCGTATGGGTTGTATAAAGCAATGGTTAATCGTGGTGTGCGACCGCGTTATGCTGAGTCGATTGTGCGACAATACTATTCTGGGTTTTCAGCTAAGGCTTCCGCTGCTCAGCGTAAAAAGATGGCTGATCTTATGAAGGCTGCTGCTAACGCGGCGCACGGTAGGTAGTCGTATGCCAGTATACGGAGGATCATCTTCAGCACCCAAGAGGAAGCAGAGTAATAGTCATTGGTATTCGCCAAGTACTATTGGTCATAATTTCCTTGAAGATATTAAAGCCTTGCGGGGTATCCCTGCTGGGCTGAAACTTACTGGGCAGGCTATTGCGCATGATGTGCAAAAACCGTTTGGTGCTAGTAGTGGCCAGTATCTTCTTGACAATATTATTGGTGGAGCGGTTAAGCAAATAGAGCATAACTGGTCGCCTCTAGTACACGGAGATTTTAAGCAGTTCGCTAAGAATTTTGCTGCACACCCACTAGACATGGGGTTGGATGTAGCTAGCCTAGCGACGGGTGGTGCAGCCGCCGCTGGTAAAGCAGCGAATGTTGCTAAGGTTGCTGGTAGTACAGGGAAGATTGCTGGCAAGCTAAGTAAGTATGAGCTTGCTTCTCCTGAGCTTGCTGCTAGTCTCGCTGAGAAGGCTATTATTCCTGGTGCTAAGGCTGGTCGTGGGGCTGTTTCTGGACAATTCTTTGTTCCGAAACAGTATGCGCTTCGTGATGTTGGTGGGAATGTTACCGCTAATGTGCCGCTTGCTGCTAACCCGTTGGTTCGTGCGCGCCAGGTTGCGCGTGAGAAGGCGCTTGCTGCGGGTGTGTTGGGTTCTCGGTATCAGCCTGCTGCGCGTGGTGCGAGAATTACTGCGAAGCAGGTTGATCGTATTGCGAATCGTACTCGTTTGCAGTTGAAGAATAGTGCTGCTGTTGCGTTGGGTCGTTTGAAGAAGAATGAGCAGCAGGCTGTTTTTTTGGCGGCGCAGGGTTTTGATAATGCGGCGGCGATTGATGCGTTGTTGAAGTTCCGTGCGAATACGGTATCTGAGATGGCTGCTAAGAAAGTGTCTGAGATGCCGGTTGAGGATCGGAACTTGTTGCCGTCTGCGGATTCGAATCTTTCCGAGGTTGCTGATCCTTCTACGCCAAAGCAGCTTTTTGAGGCGTCGCGTATTGCTAATGATGTTACTCAAATTAATAAGTTGCGTTCGTTGTTGGAGAATCCTACTACTCGTATGCGTGAAGCGATTGATGCGCTCGCTGCAGTCGAGCAGCATACAACAGATACGCTTATTAAAATGGGTAGGTTGACCGCTAAGGAAGCGGTGGATCGTCGTAGTCTTCCACTACGCTTGGTTGGTATTACTCCTGCGGAGAATCAGCGTCTTGTTACTATTACGCATATCGCTCCGAGTCGTTCTCGTAAGGATAAGCGTGCGCGTAGTCGAGGGTTGACGATTCCTGTTTTGGATGAAGCGAAGAAGAATCGTGGTGTGAATTTTGCTACGGCTAATTATTCGTTTGATCCAAAGAGTGTGCTTGATAGTTTTGATCGTGTAACTGGTGCGCATCGTATTGCTATGCGTCTTGAGTATGCGATGAGTCTTGCTCGTCCTGCTACTAAAGCAGACATTGGTAATGAGGATCTTCACCTTATTAAAAAGGGTGGGCAAGATAGTGTACTGCTTCGGGATATTCAGAGTTTCTTGGATGAGGAGTTGAAGCCGAATCTTGGGGATATGAATGATGAGCAGTATGCTGCTGTTAAGGGTGCTATTGATTCTGCTGTGAGTAAACTTGAGAATTCTGATATGGGTCTTGTCATGGACAAGAATGTGTACGCAGAATTAACACGCGAAGTACGCGGCGCTAAAGGGCTGATTGCGAAACTGGCATCGTCTGCTATTGGCCAGTGGCGGCAGATTGTCCTTAATCTTAAGGGCACTTTTTATGTGAACAATTTTTTGGGTAACTTGATGCTTGGCTTGGTTACTCATCCTGCTCGTTTTGTTCCAGCGTTGGTAGCAGAAACAAGTCGTGTTGGTAAGAAGTCTGCTGATATTCGCGCGGCTGTTCCTGATATTCCACGTCACGCTGCTGGTATTGCATTGAATAAACAGGCGAGTCGTCTTGCTCGTATCAAAGGCTTGGAAGTTCTTGGTGATAAGGTTGCGAAGTTTATGGCGCACGTCACCGATGATAACTTTCGTCGCGCAGCGTTCCGTATTGAAGCTAACAAACTGGTAAAAGAACACGCTAAGCGTAGTGGCATTAGCAAGGGTGATGCTTGGGAGCAGATCCTTAATGATGCTCAGGCTGTGGATCATATTGCTCAGAAGATGTATGGCGATCTTCTTGACTATTCTAGAATGACTGAATCAGAGCGGTTGATGCTAGTTCCGTTCTACCCGTTCTGGTCGTTTACGCGCAGTATGGCTGGTCGCACTATCCAACTTGCAGGCGATGAACCATGGAAAATGCAGGCACTTCTTATCTGGGGTGATTATGGTATCCAACAAACCGAGAAGCAAGTAGGACCACTTCCAGATTTCCTGCGTGGACTGATTCTTTTAGACAGTAGCAAAACGCAACCGCTCGCACTACCAACGTACGGCATGAACCCATTTACCGCTCCGGTAGATACCGCTTCGCAACTATCACAACTACTCGGAGTAACTAGCTCGTCGGAGCCTGGTGCAACGAACCCGGTGACGAGTATGAACCCGTTGGTAAAAGCGGGTATTGAGACGCTTACTGGTCGTGATGCTTTTTATGGTACGCCGGTTGAGTCGAATGTTAAGGGGTTCGCTGGGCAGCTTGCTCGGTCTGCTCCTCAATATGTTATATACCATAATCTTGTTCTTCCTAGTAAGAGTCCGAGTTTGCAGCGTACGCCGGAACAGATGCTTCAGGGATACTTCGGGTATCCGGTTGGTCAGCTTAATATGGAGAACGTGCGGCGTAATGAGGCGATCTCTGCGATGTATCGTCGTAAGGATGTGCAGGCTGCTATTAAGCGGAAGATGCAGGAAGAGGCGCGGCGGCGCTCATTGTCGGAGGCGTTGAATGGCTAATAGTCGCGCATACTATGAAAGTCTTGCTCGCAAGGCAGCGGTAGCGAATGGGATTGATCCTGATCTTTTTGCCCGACAGATTAATGCTGAGTCTGGGTTTAATCCTAGTGCGCGTAGTGGCGTTGGGGCGCAGGGTATCGCACAGATTATGCCTGCTACTGCGCGTGGTTGGGGTGTGAATCCTAATGATCCTCAGGCTGCGTTGAATGCTGCGGCTCGTGCGATGAGTAAGTATGTTAAAAGTTATGGTGGGTATCGTAACGCGCTGGTAGCGTATAACGCTGGTCCTGGTCGTGTTGGTAAACCATTGTACGCTGAGACTCGTAATTATATTAATCGTATTATGGGTGGACAGTCTGAGCCTTCAGTGCAGTATGCGCCTACGACTCCTGCAATGCAGCAGGATAATAGTGGTGTGCTGGCGTTTATTTTTAAGGGCTCGCCACTAGCAGGGCTAATGAGTACCATGCAAGCCGGTCAGGCGTCTGCTACTCAGCCAACTACTCGCGCGATGAATGCGCCTAATGTTCCTAGTGGCCAGAAGAATTATAAGTGGTTGCAGCAGGTCGGACAGAGCGTGTTCAAATTGAAGAATGATCCTGGTACTTCGCAGACTACGGGTGGTAAGCATACTGCTAATAGTAGGCATTATGCTGGTATGGCTGTGGATTTTGGTACGGCGCGTAATAGTCGAGATAAGTTGAATGATTGGTATCAGTGGGCGCAGCAGAATAAAAACAAGTATGGGTTTAAAGAAGTGCTAGACGAGGGTGATCATATTCACGTCGCATTCTAAGGAGGTTGTATGACTGCTTCACAATTTGCTATTCTTATCGAGCGCCTTGATAAATTCGAGGAGAAGTTCGAGAAGCGTCTGCGCCGCTTAGAAATTTGGGCGGGCACCGCGATGGGGGGACTTATGCTAGCAGGTTTTGCGATTGCAAACAATCTGGTGCAGCTTGGCTGATCAGATACGCGGAGCGCTTTGGCGCGACCCGGTATGGCTGGAAGCCAACCTAGCAAGGCACGGAGGCGCAATTCCAGGAGCAGCACCACGCTTAGCCGCAGAGCTTGGTGTTGATCCTACAACTATCACGAAGTGGATTCGTAAGCATAAAGCTGCGAGTCTTATCCACAGAGAACCATCACCGGTTACTTTGGTGCGCGACGTGATTCGTCTTGAAGGTGATGTTGCGCCGAGTAGTGACTGGCATCTTCCTCTTACGCGCTACGACCTGTTCGAGAACTGGCTGGAAGCAGCTTATGATGCTGGTATTAAAACCGGCGTATGCGCAGGAGACATGGTTAACCTTGATTATTGGAGTGACCATTATCCTAAGCAGGAAGGTTGCAGTGTTGAGGTTGAACAAGAACACGCCGCGTATGCTGTAAGCATGGCACTTGATGTATTTGACGAGCTTGTTATTTGTTTGGGTAATCACGATGAGCGGGCTGTTAAAAAAGTCGGGTACTCTACATCGTTTGATAATGCCATGCGTAGTTTGTTGCATAAACTACCATCAGATAAGCAGAAGCGTATTCGTATCACTAGCAGGGATTATGTGATTGTTGATACGGAAGAAGGCGAGTGGCGTATTTGCCATACCAAGTCGTATAGCAAGCAGCCGCTTGCGTATCCAATCAAACTGGCGCTCCGCCATAATCAGCATATTGCTGCTGGTCATCGGCACCATTTAGCGCAAGGGTATGCGCCTAATGGCAAGATGGTTGTAGAACTTGGCGGGTTCTATGATGCGAGCGTTACAGAATACTTGGATCGTTATACGAACGATTTCCCTGAGTGGCAACCAGGCTGGTGGTTACTTCAGGATGGTAGAATGAATTGTCCGATGCTTTATACAAAGGGGAAAGTATGAGTAAGAATCTGACACTCGTCGCAGCACTATGCGTTATTGGCGCGGTAGTTCTCGCAGCGATGGATAAAGACGGTGTGCAAGTCGCGTCACTAATTGGTCTTGCTGGTACACTCGCTGGTCGTGGCAAAGCATGAAAAAGCCTCGTCTTACTGTAGACCGCCGGAAAACTGCGAATACGCATGGAGAGCATAAGCCTGTGCGTATTGTGTTGCATTCTACCGAGTCGCATGATCAGAAGGGAATTAAGGACGTTGTAGGTGTCCTTAAATTCTTAGAGCAAACCGCAGACGAACTTGGTATTCATTTTGTTGTAGACCTTGAAGGTAACATCGGCCAGGGCGCTACGTGTAACAAGATCGCATACCATTGCGGTGGGCATAACACTGGCAGTGTTGGTATTGAGATGATCGGGTTCGCACGATTCTCTGCGCTGCAATGGTATAAGCGTCGTAAGCAGCTTATGCGAGTAGCGGAACTGCTCGCTTGGTTGCATCAACGATTCGAAATACCACTAACACATAAGACTGGTGTTTTTCTTCACCGAGACCTAAGTGGTCCTGGTGGTCACTGGGATCCAGGTTATGGATTCCCTACGCGAAGGGTGCTGCGTTGGGCACGCAAAATGGCCAAGCACTAACCTCGGAAGAGGAATACAAGCTCCGCAAGTTAGGACGATTAGCAGCACGACGCTTAGCTTACCGTCTTCTTATGGACTACCCGGAGCTTATTGATCTTGCGGTACGACGCGCTCTTGAGCAGGGGGCTGAGTATGAGGGCGCGTCATATCGTAAGACAAAAGAACAACTCCTCGTCGAAGGGGACGAGGAGTTGGCTGACGCTATATTCTATGAACACCTACGAATAAGCTAGATTGGTCTAGTCTCGTAGTAGCCGTCTTTAATTTCGTCGGCTAAGTCTATTTGCCGACACGCACAACAATCACCATCCTGGTATTTTTCGTGTGCGTCATACGCGCGTTCTAAATAATAATAGATAGCAAATCGTTCGTCTTTACGCCCACGATTATACGCTTCGCGAATAGCACTACTAACACTAGAAGCTGCTTTAGATTCGATACTGTCAAGCATCTAATCCTCCGGGTCTTGTTCCACGCCACTACTCTGATACCCGCTACACGACGCGCACGCACGCTTCCCATCAAACGCACGCCAACACGATTCTGTAGCAGTAATCATCCGCCGACAAATAGAACAAAACCTATTCATCGCTGCGGGCGGAACACAGGCTCGGGAACCTGGATAGGTTCAGTGGGCACAACGGGCACAAGCCACGGTGGGACAATACCACCATTCTTGGGCTGCTTAATGACTGGTGTGATAATCATCTTGTTCTACTCCTGTAAGTGTGTGTTCTACGTTCAGTGCTACGCTCCCGATATTGGTTGCTGCGCCGCGTAGGATTTCTGTGTCTTCTGATAATTCTGGGAATCTAATAGCCAACTCGGTTTCTTCGATTAGGCTTATAGATTCAAGTACGTATGCGTATGATTGTCCTAATACTTGCAATAGTTCACTTAAACTATTCTGAATTTCGGTAATCACCGCTTCGTACCTTTCGCTGCTACACGACCGTTAGCGAGCTGAATCACATTCGACCACTCCCACTTCGACATGCTAATAGGAAACCCTTTTGTATTTGCGTGATCAACAATATCGCCTAGCGTTATACCAGCATCGTTCTCTTCAAGATCAGAACACTGATCCGTACTAATAATCGCATGACCGACACCGTGTGGTCCAGCTGCGTGCATCTGCGCAGCACCCCGTAGTTTCGCCATAAGCGCGTCAACACACACGTCTAACAATTGGTTCTTATCCATGCTTACTGATCGCCTCCCGTAGATCACTAATAGTTTGAATCGCTCGGTATGTAATAGCAAACGCCGCTTCACTCATAGACACATTATTCACACCACTGCGCTGCATCGCTTCAACATACGCGCTAGCAGCATCATTAAGCAGTGAGAAGAAGTGTTCAACCGTGACGTGATCCACGCGACTGACCAAACTATCAATAGCCTGGTCAGCCGCGTTGGATACTGTGCCGACGTTCGCCCCACACCCAGTACACGTATTCTGCCCACGTTGAATACTCGTGGTATACGCATTACACCCCAGGTAGTTAGTGCAGGGCTTCGTCATTACACAACCTCAGTCGGATTAAAAGCAGCATCGAACTCTGCTAGCGAATCATCAACAGTCGTAGCTTCAACAACCGTTTCAGTAGTAGCAACCGGCTCGCGACGAGTCAGCGTCTTAATCACCGGAATGAACGCATCAATCTGCGCTGCTTGCTCAGCACCCAAATCACTAACCGGCGTGAAATTAACGGCACTATAACTATTCGTACCTTTCACCACGCGCTCAGCACTAATCTTTGTAACAACATGATGCAACTTCTTGCCCTTCAGCACAATACGCTTCAGCATGTAATCATCAAACCGACTAAGACTCGCCGGGCTCAGCGTTACCAATAGTGGCAGCATCTCCCCGGACGGAAGAATATAAATACGACGCTGATTCTTATTAGCTTTCGCACGCGGATTCGCATCCGGGTCCACAATCTGCGCACTACCCCACTGGTTATACGGACAATCAGCAAGCGTTACACTCGGAGTGGGCAAACCTTTAGCTTTTACATACTCCAACCCAGCTTCGGTCACAACCTGTGTAACACCATCAAGACTATAAGCATGCGGCGAACCCACCATACCCTTTGATAGCCAGAGGACACTAGAAGCGTGCTGGTCAACAATAACGCCGGTAATATCCTTGGCTACGTCGGGACTATCGGTACCGTTTGGAATCTCAAAACCGGAGCCTTCAACTTTCACACGATCAAACGTGATACTCATCCCTGCCAGGTCGGCGGGGTCGATGGTTGCTAGGCTCGGTGTCTCATATTTCACGATGCTACTCATTGGGTTCCTTGTCTCGTTGTTGTCTGTGATTCTCCGCCCACGCTTTCGCATCAGCAGGAGAAACCTGTGGGGTGCTTTCACCACACGTCGCACAATACGCAACCATTCTAAACGGCGCGGATGATGGCCTACGACTCGTACTACTAACAATCACACGATGCTTCATGATCTTTTCACCCTCGGATGAATATCAACCTGAATCATGCCAGCGAGTTCGTCGGGAATAACCACTTCACTATTCTCGTTAATCATCGCCTCACGCAAGAAAGCATCACGCCGAGCCCAGTGCATACTCGGCTGTACCAGGTCGGCGCCACCATTCTGCTCGATCCAATCCACGACCTTCTGCGAATACTCTTTCACCGGGCGAATACGAGTGGTCGTATCGAGCTTCCATCCAACACCGTGCGCAGTGAACTCTTCGGGTACGTCGCCCCTAATCATTGCGTCTGTCAGCGTTTTTTCTGCGTCGCGTAGTTCTGCTTGTGCTTCGCGTAAGTTGTACTCTAAGCGGCTTACGCGATCCTGCTTATTGATAATGTTTTGTGTCATGTCTTTATAGTTCATGCTAGGAGACTCTTCCACTTGTTCTGTACGAGGTCTGCGATATCCTGCTTACTGCGTAGGCTACTGGTAACAATACAATCCACCGTATCGTCTGCAACAAGATGCAAGTACGTGACTTTGTTCTTCTGGCCAATACGGTGAATACGGCCGCGTGCTTGCTGGTACTCGGCAAGACTCCACCCCGTTGAGAAGAACACGGCAGTATCCGCCGAGGTCAGCGTGATACCAAGGCCAGCAGACTGGATTTGTGCGACGAACACGCGCGTATCCTCATCATCTTGGAATTGTTCAACGATCTCACCACGATCCTTCATACTAACGCTACCGTCGATAACAACAGGATTCATACGCAGCGATTCAGCAAGACGTGTGATTGCGTGGATCTCGTTTGTGAATCGTGCGAACACCACAATCTTCGACGGGGTATCCTGCAGGATATCTTTCAGCGCGTCGATCTTCGCGAATGAAACTTGGTGGTAAGCATCCGAATCGTCTTTCACGAATCCGCCAGTAACCTGTTGTAGTCGCATGATACGAGTCAGAACATTTGTCGCTACCGCTGCGGTCTGCTCAGAAAGATACGCAATACTTTCCTTCTTCAACTCGTCGTAAAACTTGCGTGCCTTCGGCTCAAGTTTTACGGGAATATCCACGTCAACAAAATCAGGAAGATCCAGGGCCTCTTCTTTCGTGACAGTATGCGCAATACTATGCGCCTTCTCAGAAAGCTCAGCGAGCATATCGGCGCGCATGCCAGTAACCATCGTGCCACCACCAGGAAGCGGAACAGTATACGCATACCGCGCTTTGAAAGCAGTATAGGAAGAACCAAAAATACTGGGATCAAGAAACTGGTAGATACCGAACAAGTCCAAAGCAAGGTTAGCGACCGGCGTGCCAGTCATTGCAAGACGATACTTCGCTTGCTTACCTAGCTTATAAATAGCCTTCGACTGCTTCGCCGTATGATTCTTCACACGGTGTGCCTCGTCAAGAATCACCATGTCCGGCTTAAAACTTTTCAATAACGCTTCTTGAATGGGCGCACTACGACCAATAGCCTCGTAGTTAATAACAACTACTTGTAGTCGCTTATCGGCTTTAGGCATGCGCTTGATCGTATCGACGCGCTTCGCTGCCGTACCCTGCGCTGCGACCACTACCGAATCAAACGCACCCCACTTAGCCACTTCTGCGGGCCACACGGGCACCACGCTCACCGGAGCGATAACCAGTACGCGGCGTACCAGTCGTTTGTTAAATAGTTCGCCCATGATTGCCGTCGCTGTGAGTGTTTTACCACACCCGACATCATGGTAAAGCGCGAAACTATTCAAGGAATCATTACTCCGTACAATCGCATACACATACTGAACGCCTGTTTCTGATGCTGGTACGGCGTGCCATTTACAGGAAGCACCGCATCTGATAATGATTCACGCGCGTGTAAAGCATCAGCAATCACCGCTTCCTTCCGAGCTACCGCACTAAAAACATCCTCGCTAATATCAGCCTCCGGTAAGCGCGTAAGAATCAGCGCAAGACTTTCACGAGTACACGGCAAGCGGTACGCGCGACGCGAGCGATCATACTGAACCCCGCCGATACTACGAATCGTTGCAGTATCCTTCAACGACACAACACCATCATAAATTATCGTGTCATTATCAAGAAAGAAACTAGGCATACGGCAACACATACAATCCGTAAGCAATAATAAGAATTTCCCAGACTGTATCCACAACAATCCCCTCTCGTCGTCGGTGAAGCATCACCCTACCATATATGCTAAGCGGATGACAAAACACACAACATACACACTAATCCTATCCGCGTGGCTATTCCTCATACTCACACTGCCCCAAGCCAAAGCCGCGACACAACACGCACCACAACCAATCATCAACGCCGCACACCACACACAGCCACCACCACGCAGCACACCACAAAAACGCGCGTGGGTAATCTGCCGCATCTTCCCGAACTGCACACCCGCCGTGAACGTCGCATACTGCGAATCGAAACTATCAACACACGCAACAAACGGACAATACAAAGGACTCTTCCAACTCGGAATCCGCGAACGACGCATATACGGGCACGGGCGTAGCGCGTGGACACAAGCCAGAGCAGCATACACCTACTACCAAATAGCAGGATGGTTGCCATGGTCCTGCAAACCATGATACTATCCACAAACCAACATAGGTAGCATCCTTAGCTACCACGCCCACTCCTAAGGGCACACCTAACCCGCTTCAAACCGCATCTTGAAGCGGGTTTCTATATACCCCCATTGTAACTCCGACACCACACCTATACTATGCAGCTCTGGGCAGGCACACCAAAGTTTCAGGGGGATCCTCGAAGCCTGCCCAAGACACGGGGATCCCCCTGATTACCTGGGGGCAGGCACATGAACGAAAGTCCACTAGCACTCGCACGACTCGGACTACCAATACTACGACTCGACGGCAAAATACCACTACCAGGAACGCGCGGAAGCCACGACGCAACCACCCACCAAGACCAAATCGGGTTATGGATGGCCGAGCACGACGGGAACTGGGGCATCGCCACCGGCCACCCCCTCGACCCCAACAACAACCTCACCGTCATAGACGTAGACACAAAACACAACGGCGCCCACAACCTCACCCAACTCGAAACACTACTCGGCAAACTCACACCCACACTCACCATCCGCACCGGCACCGGCGGCACCCACCACTACTACAAAACACCTGCACACACACCAATAAAAAACAGTGCAAACAAACTCGCACCAGGCATCGACATCAGAGGCATCGGCGGGTACGTCGTAGCACCAGGAAGCACACACCCAGACACCCAACAACCATACGTCACCATCCGCGACTACCCAATCGCAGAACTCCCCTCAAAATGGGTAGACCACCTACACACACAAGACACCACCCCCAGCAGTGTCCTTGAAGAAGACGAAGTAATTGTCGAAGGCAGCCGAGACAGGTCACTCTTCGAATACGCATGCCGCCTACGAAGCAGCGGCGCGAACCCCGAAGAGATCCTCACCGCACTCACAGCGCGTAACCTCAAACGAGTTAAACCACCACTACCCCAAACAGACATCAACCGCATCGCAGCACAAGCCGCGAAATACCCCATCGGCGAACGACTCACCACCATCATCACAGACATCGCTGAAACCAGCGGCCTCGTCACCATAAACAACGGCGTAGAAGCCGTCATCACCCGAGAAGAACACGCCAACAACCAAACAAAAAAACTCGTACGAAGCCTACGAGAATGGTTTGCCACAGAAGACGCAGAAACACCGTACATAATCCCAGGATTCCTTGTACACGGCGGGCTCGGAATCATCGCAGGAGAACCCAAAACAGGAAAAAGCTGGCTGGTATACCACCTCATGCTCTGCGTAGCCGCAGGCATACCCATGCCACCCTACACCTACGAACCCGACGGACCCAAGAAAGTCCTGCTTGTAGCGAACGAAGGAAGCCAAGCAGGTATGAAGCATCGTATCGCCGCACTCGCCAACGGACTGCACATAAACATCGACAGCATCGCAGACAACATCGCGATCATCGCAGGACACGACTTCACCATCGACAGCGTAGAAAACACTGCACTGCTACAACACGCCTCGAATACCGTAGACCTCATCATTATCGACACACTGTCGAACGCTTGGTATGGGAAAGAAGATTCCAACGACGAAATGAAACAACTAATTGGCCGCATAAGGCCAATCATTAACAACAAAACCAGTGTCCTACTCGTCCACCACCTAGCCAAACCATCACAAGACACAAAGAGTCGAAGGCCCGGACTGCGAATGCGTGGAGCGTCAGCACTATACGGCGCTACAGATAGTGGCATCTACCTAACACGAGAACCAAACGACACTACCACTAGCGTAGAAACAGAACAAAAAGACACCGCACCAGCAGCACCATTTACATTCTCATGGCCCGAAACCACCATCACCGCATCAGACACCGTAACACTCAACACCAACAGCACCATAAAACGCATAGAACCAGTAAAGGAAACCGTGCTTGAGGCCATGGAAAAAGCAATCCTCAACAGCCCCCATGGCATCACAAAAAAAGAAATCAAAGACAACGTACCAGGAACACACGCTAGAAAGCTGGAAATCTTAGAACAAAAAGTAGCCAGCGGAGAATGGGTAGCCAGCACCGAATCCAGAACAAATCTCACCGGAAACACATACGAAGTAGTCGTATACAAAAAAGCAGAATCGGACCAAATACTTACAGCCATGGCCAGTATGCTAGGTGAAGACCAAGTATGGTTCACGTAGCTGGTAGCCGGGTGGTCCCCTGGCCCCCTAAAGGGGGCCTAAGGGGGGGGCTTTCGGCCACCCCCCCGACGGAGACCTAACCCGGCGCTACCAATGCGAAGTGCCAATGCAAAACAAATAAAACAAACAAAACAAAACGCAAACAAAAGGCGCGGGGGGCACAATGGGACCAGAGACAATCATCACCAAACAAATATGTGACTGGCTCAACCGCCAACCCAAAACCATCGCCGTAAAAATTCACGCCTCAGCAATGCAAGGCAGAGGCATACCAGACATCATCGCCTGCCATCATGGACAACTACTGGCAATCGAAGTCAAACGACCACAACTAGGACGACTCACCCAAATCCAAAAATACACACTCCAAAAATGGTCACAAGCAGGAGCAAAAACAATCGTCGCAACACACCTAAACGACATCAAAAAACTGATAAACTCAAAACAACACGACGAACAGGAGCAAAGCACATGGAAACCGAAGAACACAAACAAACCCAGCGAACCCGACAACGAAACAAAATCGTCAGAGACTCGCACCAAAAACACCTCACAAAAATCTTCGCAGCATTCCAACAAGCCGCAGGAGACAGAGGGCTCGCCGCAGACTTAGCGGACGCAGTAGATGAAGTGATGGATATTCGGGGGGAAGCATGGCCAGTTTGAATTTGACAACCGAGCAGGCTGATAAGGCGTATGAGAAGTGGATTAAGCAGCAGGACGTTCGGCAGTATGTACCCGTCGAGATGGTTGCGCGTTGGATTCATTCGAGTAATTTGAAGCATGAGAACATTCAGTATGCGACGGGCATAACGGTGCGGAGTGTTGGTCGGATTGCGCAGTTGGCTCAGAATGTAGTGCGTTCGGATTATGCGCTTCGTATTGCTTGGGCGACGAATAATTTTGAGGAATGTAACGAGTATTTGGCGTTTGATCCGCCTGGTTTGGATGGGTGGAATGAAGAGGATCGGTACTGTAGGGAGTGTGGTACTTGGTTTCATCCACATTTCAAGCGAGGGCTATGTGAGGCTTGTTATGACGCTTGGATTATGGGGAGGTGTCAGTCTTCGAAGCGGGTGTTGCAGGGCGACATCCCCAAAACAGGAGTTTTAAGCTGTTCACATGCCTAACTGGTATGATTCCCTTCATAATGCGTGCGAGCCGCCTAGGAAGGCTCTCACAAGCTCTCAGGGGGGTAATAATGTCGGATAAGCACCATAACTTTCAGGATATGGATTCGGAAACGCGAGGAGACCTACTTAGTATGAGCAGTCGCGACCGAGAAGCATTCCTAACTGAAATCGCTCGGGAAGCAGCGATTGTTGCAGCGCACGAAGCGATTGATCGACTTGAGCAGATGGATGCCGAAGATGAAAAGCCGAAGGGCATGGTTGCCAAGTTGAAGGATAAGGTAAAGAAAAGCGCCCCGACCGAAGAAGGTCAGGGCGCTTGAGTCTCCCGACGAAAGGAGCGCGCACAAAACGTGCGACTCTTTTCAGTCTAGCACACTACGCGACGTACCGTATGAAGCGTGACGCTATGCGTGCTGGCATTGTCGCGAAGACTCATCCCTAGACTGTGCTTGCGTTGGATTGATTCAACAATGGCTTCGTCTAAATCGCGGGGCGGTCTGCCGAGTGGTAGGCCGTCCCGTTTTCGTTGTGCTAGTCCTTCACGTGTTCGCTGTGCGATCATGTCTCGCTCGTATTGGCCTACTGCGGCCAAAACATGAGCCATCATCTTGCCTGCTGGTGAAGACATATCAAGGTTATCCGAAACGCTGATAAGGATCTTCTGCTTTAATTCGAGTGTGTCTACCCACTGGCAGAACTGCAGTACGCTGCGGACGAACCTGTCTAGGCGAATAACGATTAGCCCGTCGGCGTGTTCGAGTGCGTTGATTGCTTTGTCAAGTATTGGCCTCACGCTGGCCGCTCCGCTGGCCTGCTCTTTGAATACGTTGACGATATTGTGGCCGCATCGTTCGGCGTATTCTCGTATTGCGTGTTCTTGCGCACCGAAACTGTAGCCGTGGTCTGCTTGTTCCGTGGTAGATACTCTGCAATATGCGACTAGGTTCATAGTTTGATTCCCATCGCTTCGCAGATTTGATTTGCTGTTATCCCAACCGCCCCGCGCAAATTGGCCCAGCTCAGATCGGCCTCGCGCAGATTGGCCTCGCGCAGATCGGCCCCGCTCAGATCGGCCCAGCGCAGATCGGCCACGCTCAGATCGGCCCCGCTCAGATCGGCCACGCTCAGATCGGCCCAGCGCAGATCGGCCCAGCGCAGATCGGCCCCGCGCAGGTCGGCCCCGCGCAGATTGGCCCAGCTCAGATCGGCTTGCTTCCCGGTAGTCTTGTTTTCTATCCATTTTGCGTGCTTAACTATGATTCGGTCGAGTTCAGTCTTGTTCATTGGTCGCTCCTTTGTTTTGTTGCACCCATGTAAACACTTCGTTGACATTCCTGGCGGTCGTGCCAGTTAGTGGCTTGGGGAATCCTGGCTGTTTGGTCCAGTTGTAGATAGTTTGTCGTGATACTTTGAACGTGCGTGCCAATACGGTTACGTTCGCGAATGGGCCAGTGTGAGTAGTAGTCATAGGGTTACTCCTCCGGTATAGTAGTTTGTTGGTATTGCAAGCGTCGGCCGGGAATCGAATCCGGCTACAACCATTCGACGCGGTAGTGGCTATTTGACTTCGGTGTACCCGTCGAACCATTCGCCTTCTTTGCGTGTTTTGGGATCGTTGCAGTGATGGTGTGCTTGGGCTAGTGTCATGGGTGGATGCGGTAGTTTTCTCGATCCTCCTCCATAACGAAAACGCACTATCTTGTATGGATGCATTGACGCGTATTTCTGTGCTATTTCTGCGAGTTCGCTGGAGGAAACTTTGTACATGCTCAAATCTGCAGCGGCTAATGCAGCGGCTGATCTCATGTGGGATTGGTGCTTGCTTGTTGTATTACTGTATCGGCGGTCTGTGTGGTAGACGCGAACGCTGCCATCTGGCATTGATTCGCGTACTGCGATCACTGCGTTATATGACTTCAAAATCCTGCCGTCGCTGGTAAGTGCGCTTGATCCGCTGGCTGGTAATCCCTGTGCCCATTGCTGTGCTACTTGGCGTGCTGTGTATCGCATGATCTTGCTCCTTGTCGTCGATTGCTTGCACTTTCCAGCATATCGGATACTTGTCACTGTGTCAACCACTTGGGGCAGGCCAAGGCGGTGGCCCATTAGGCCGGTATGTACTCGCATGCGTGCGCGAGATGCGCCGTGCTACGCACTGCGCTGCGTATAGGCCGCGTAGCGCGTATTGTGCGTTGCGAGATGCTCACGCAGTGCGCCCGGTGTGCCCGTTGCGTTTGGCGGCGTGGTGGTGTTGCGTTCGGCGGTCCTGGTGGTGTGCGGGAATCGAATGTATAACGCACACATTGTGTCGTTTTGCAGGTGTTTCCCCGGCAGATGGGGGGGTGGGGTATGCGATGATGCCGCCGATCATGGGGGGATACCCCCTACCCCCGCGTGTAACTTTATGATCATTTATATATGACATTGCAGGCATTTTTTTTAATTTTTGGTTTTTGGGTTTTTGGTTCTGGTAATGTTCTGGTTATGGCGGGGAGACCGAAGCGTAGACAGCGTTTGGAGGAGGCAGGATTGTGGCCTCCTGATGAGAATAAGATTCCTGAGCGGCATAAGTTTTCTGATGATGACCGCGATAAGAGCAAGGCTGTTTTGAGGGAGAAGCGGTTGCTGCAGAGGGCTGGCGCGATTCGTCGTGAGGAGGAGATCCAGGAGGCGTTGAAGCGTAATGCTCATCGTCATGTTGCTGTGCAGGATCGGTTGTTGAATGCGTTGGAGCGTTTGGCTGAGCGTGCTGAGTCTGGGTCTTTGGAGAAGGATGATGTTCCTTTGTTGAAGATGTTGTTGGCTGAGGATCGCGCGAATTTGGATCGTGTGTTTGGTAAGACTACGCAGCGTCAGCAGATTGATCAGCATTCGACGAGTACGCATGTGGATGTGGCGGAGTTGATGAAGGCTGCTCGTGCGTTGCCGTCTGGGTTTGATTCTGTGGGGGATGATGTGGTGTTGGATGCGTTGGAGGTGGTGGATGATGATGTTGGTTGAGACTGAGGTTCGTGGGTTTGGGTGTTTGGTGTCTGATGTGGGTGTGTTGCCTGAGGATGCTGAGTCTTTGATTCGTGTGTTGTTTTGGTTGAGGTTTCTTGGTTTGGGGGGTCGTGGTTGATGGCTGGTCGTGTGTCGTATTCGAGGGATTTGATTGACGAGTTTGGGTTGTCTGCTTCTCGTTTTAAGCATTCTGATTCGGATGGTTATGGTGTTTTGTCTGTTCGTGATATGCGCCGTGTGTTGTGTGCTCGTGTGGGTGTTGATATTGAGCGTGAGGCGCTTCGTCGTAGGCGTGAGGAGTCTGGTGGTTCTGGTGAGTGTTAGTACGAGGTTGTCTGGTTCGTTGATGCCTGATTGTGAGTTGGTTCCTGTGGTTTCGACGGCTGGGTTTCGTGAGGGTGATGTGGTGCAGTTTGTGACGAAGTTGGAGGATCGGCGTGAGACTGCGTTGGTTTTGTCGGTGATTAAGCATTCTGCGTTGGTTGTGGATCGGTGGGAGTCTTCTCGTGGGCAGTTTGGTCCTGGTGCGTTTGTTGAGCGTGTGGGGCGGGTTGTGTTGTGATTTGTGATGTGTGTGGTGGGCCTACGGTTGAGGTGGTTGTGGCTGGGTCTGTGGTTGTTTTGTGTGATGGTGTGTGTTGTGATCCTGGGTGTTGTGCGTTGGGTGAGTGTGATTCTTCTGGGCGGTCGGGGTTGGTGTCGCATCGTGGTGCGAAGACGCGGATTGTGTCTGGTTCGCGGGGTGTGTGGCGTGAGGTGTCTGGGTTTGATCCGGTGTCGGGTGTGGATTTGTGGGGGCGTGGGTTGTGAAGCCGACGCCGTTTCCTCGTGATGGGTCTCCGTTGGAGCAGTTGTATTGGCGGTTGGCGTTTGATTTGATGTGGGTTTGCGCTAATTTGGTGAAGATTACGGATAAGCAGAATCGTGTTGTTTCGCTTGTTTTTAATCGGGGTCAGCGTTGGGTTTATTGGAATATGTTGGATATGGAGCGTCGGGATTTGCCGGAGCGGTTGTGGATTTTGAAGGGCCGCCAGTTTGGTATTTCGACGTTGATGACTGCTGTTAATACGATTCGTGCGGTGCGTGGTGGTGGTGCGAATGCGTTGATGTTGGTTCATAAGGAGGCGCCTGGTAGGACGATGTTTCAGAAGGTTGAGCGTGTGTTGAAGAATTTGCCTTCTGTGCGGTCGAATAATCGGGTGATTTCGTTGGCGCCTAAGCCGACTACGCATAATACTGGGGATATTTTGGCGTGGAATACGCCGGCGTTGAATGCGTTGATTAAGCGTGAGTCTGGTGAGAATGTGGATGCTGGTGTTTCTGAGACGTACCAGTTGGCGCATTTGACGGAGGTTCCGTTGTGGAAGGATGCGCATCATACGATGGCTGGTTTTTTGCCGACGATGGCGAATAAGCCTGGTACGAGTATTGTGGGGGAGTTTACTGCTCGTAATGAGGGTGATTATACGCATGGGGTGTGGCAGTCTGCGATGCAGGGTTTGTCGATGTTTCGTGCGATTTTTTTGCCGTGGTATTGGCATGAGGATTATGTGCGTGAGAGGCGGGTTGATGATCGTCCGTTTTCGCGTGAGGAGCGGGAGTATCGAGCGATGGTGGCTCGGTTGGGGTATGAGTATCCTCTTGTTGATGGTGGGGGTTCGGTGCTGTTGAAGAAGAAGTTTGTTGGGTTGAATTCGAAGCGTGGGTTGTTGCCGTCTGATTTGGCGGTTGGTTTTAAGTTGTCTGATGAGCAGTTGTTGTGGCGTCGTGATGTGTTGGAGTCGTTTCGGGGTGATTTTGATCGGTTTAAGCGTGAGTTTCCGGCGCATCCTGAGGAGGCGTTTAGTACTGGTGGTCGGCGTTTGATTCCTGCTGGTGTGATGGATGCGTTGGATGTGGCGGGTTCTGCGGTTGAGTTGTTGGATCGTGGTGAGTATGAGGCGTTTCGTGGGTCGAATGGTCGGTCGAAGCGGGTTTATCGTAAGCGTGATGATGGTCGGGTGTGGCGTTGGGAGGCTCCTCGGGCTGGGGCGTATTATGTGGTGTGTGCGGATCCTGCGAGTGGTGTGGGTGATGATTTTTGTGGTGCGCATGTGTTGAGGGTGGAGTTTAAGCGGGTTGTGGTTGTTGCTTCTTTTCAGGGGAAGGAGCGGCCGCATGAGTTTGCGCGTGTGTTGTCTCGGATGGGGCAGCATTATCGGTCTGGTGCGGTTGAGGATTTGGAGGGTCGGGTGTCTGGTGGGTCTCCGTCGTTGGTTGTGGTGGAGCGTAATGGGTTTGGTGAGCATGTTTTGTATGAGTTGGATCAGACGTTGAGGTATCGTCGGTTGTATCGGCAGGATTTGCAGGGTAAGTCTGATAATTGGAAGTATGGTCATCGGCTTGGTTTGGGGATTACTAAGTCTACGAAGATGCCGATTTTGCAGCATTTGGTGCAGTTGGCGTTTGATGGGAACATTGTGGTTCCGTGTTCTCGGACGAGGGCTGAGTTGCGGTCTTTGATGTTTTTGGATGATTTTGATGCTACTGCTGGTGCGCCTCGTGGGTTGCATGATGATTTGGCTATGTCGTTTGCTGAGGGTGTGTTTGTTGCGGCTCAGAAGGGGGCGTATAGGAGGGAGTTTTTTGAGTTTGGGGATGTTGGGGATAATAGTGGTAGGATGTTCCCGAAGGCGGGGCGTTAGTTTTGTGAGGGGTTTTTGATGGCTGGTATGATGCCGGGGGCTAGTGGGCTTCCTTCTGATGGTGGTTTTCCGATGGA